ACCGATATTAGGATCGGGCGCAGGAGCAGAGCCACCCCAGAATGACATTATTCACCTCTTGAAAATTCGTTAAAGGAATCATTGGAAGCGGAGTCTGTCCACCCTCTCAATGATGCTGCACGTGCGTCTGCAAAGTTACTGGTTAAAGCCACGCACAAGACTACCAAATTAATAAATTCTTTGCGCAGCGTATAGGCGTGCGCTTGCGATTCATCAGTACTATGGTCAGCGTTGGATGTATGCCACGACGTAATCATGACCACAATCATTCCAGCCAAAGCCGTGTAGTGCCGCTGATAGAATTCGTTTGCAGGCAACTTAAGTAGCAGCTGAGAAAACACATTGTTAATGTCATCAGGGGTAACCCGATTGTCTTGGTCAATGATGTCATCCCATACTTCAATAGCGTTCAAGACAAGAGTCAGGAACTCCAAAGCCTCCAAGTCTTTTACAGACTCGGTCATCCATGGGGACAAGGGCCGAAGTGTATGGTTACTCATGGGGCTGTATCTTACATTGTTTGTGCATTATGTCCTATAGCTAAGTTTTTGGATACTTAGTTTTTACGGCTTGGCAAGCAGCAATATATGCGTCAATCCCAGCTTGGTCACCTTTGACAACTGCGTCCAAGTAGTCAGTTATGGGTGGGTACTCCGTTTCCCGCTGGAGCCTATAGTCAGGAATGCTGGTAACGGTCTTTATGTACTTACCGTCTGCTATGGCAGTTTCTATTGAAACTTGTGTGTATGGGCGGGTCAGGTTCAGGATTTCCACATACTCAAGGTATGTATCGTCCTCTTTGTGCGTACTTGGGCCGGACACAATTTGGCCGTTTTCGACTTTAACCCATTGCTGCATTACCGGACCCCCCACGCCACGCCGTTAATTAGCTCGACAGTGTATTCAGCGTTATTTCCAGTAACAAAGATGCCTACAGGGGTTGCAGATGAATACGTAGCAGCCGTCACACCCGATGAGTTGGTGGTAATTCCATATGATCCTGAATTGGTCATATAAGAAATTTGTTCTGCGGCAGTTACAGTACTGCCTGAAATATTGTAGTTTGCAAGGATCATTACGCCAAGATCGCGAGAAGCAGATACGCCAGCTGCTTGTACGTTGGCAATTACAACAATTTTGTGGGGCGCGCTAACAGGCGCAGGCATGGTACCGGCATAGACAAGATATAACGGGCTACCGCTTCCGTTTAAATAATATGGACCGTTTGTTGTAGAAACAGGAGTACCACTAACAATTCGAACATAAAGCCCTGAATAGTAATTAACTTGATACGCAGTCATTAGCGCACCAGAAATTTGCCCAGATCGTACGCTGATGGCGTTAAATTCTACGTTGCCGTTGCTGTCAATAGTCCAGCCTGTTGAACCAGCAGAATAGTTACCGGAGCGAATATATGTAGGGCTGACGTTGCTACCGCCAACCGTACCGGTCGTGACATTACCGCCAATCGTGGCGTTACCTTGGTTGTCAATGGCGAAAGTAGTAGTTCCGGCTTTTTTGGCGACAATGCCGTCTTTACCAAAATACACACCATTGCTGAGGTCAGACCCAGCAAACATACCATCGGTTACGGAAAAAGTAATACGTCCTGTAACTGTATCGCCAGACTTAGATATCTTGGAGTTGGCTGTATTTTGCGCGGTAGTAATGCTTGGGGTTAATGCAGAATTTAACCAGCCAGGGTCGGCGTTGATATAGTTGTAACTAAGAGCTGTACCAGCGGCAAAGATTACATTGCCTGACATATCCTTGATGGATAAGCCACGGGTATCAATTTGGCTTGCAGTTAATTGACCGCGAATAGAGGCAGCACCAAACTCAGCAGAGCCATTGCCATCAATCTTCCAGCCAGTTGAACCAGAAGAGAAGCCGGTAGATTGAATATATTGGCCAACGTTAATTGAGCCAGCCGTAAGTTTATTGACCGCTAGGCTAGAGATTTTGGCATCGTCTACAGCAAGGTCTTGAATCTTGGCGTTAGAGACCGCAAGGTTTGCAATGGCTGCATTACCCACGGCAAGGTTGGCAATCTTGGTTGTCGTGATTGCGTAGTCTTTAATCTTGCCAGACTCGACTGCGTCTGCTGCCAGTTTTGTGGCATCAATGATTAAATTGCTAAGGTCTACTCCGCCTACAAGGCCAGTGCCACCAAGTGTGCCAGTTGAACTGTTGTATGGGCCAGCAATGTTGGCTTGAGATACAAAACGAATCCAATAGTAATAACTTTTATTTGTACCTACAGGATCGGAATACACAGCCCCGGGAGCAAAACCTTGAAGTACAGCATGGGCAAGAACGTTGTCAACTGAACGCCAGACTTCTGTATATGCGTAATTAAGGAATCCGCCCGATACATTGGGATCAGTCCAGCTAAGCAGAATGTTGGTAAAACCAGCACTGATTGATAACCCACCAGGGGTAGGGGGTGGTGTGGTATCTGTGGCCCCGTCATAAACATTGGTATTGTTTATGGTCGTATTTGAGATGGCAGGGTTTAACCCTGCATCAACCACCGTGCCATTAGGTAAGGGATTACCCGATATAGCCCCGCCAAGAATTTCCAGACTTTCTTTCATAGGGCGCAGAATTGCCGCTATGGTCGTGTCCTGAACTGGACTAATTGAGGGTATACCCGGTAGTTTTGGCAGGTTAGCCATTAGGCTTGCTCCAACTCATCCACAGATGTGGCTACAGTAATACGGCGTACAGGCACGTTACCGGTAAGTTCAATCTCCCAATAGTAAGACCGAGTGACATTTGGAATCCTGACTGGTTCATCGCCAGTCATATTGATTGTTAGAACTCCCTGCCCTTCAGCGTACAGATTGACTGTTAGATAAGAACCTGGGTTAGCCGCCATGTATACATAATCTGCGTGCACTTGAAGCGCCGCGTAGGTTGTAGGGCGGTTGTGAATAAACTTTTTAGACCGCCATGTATAGATCGTATTGCCCGTTGTACTGGTGTCCAGCGAATAAATTTTGTTGTCTGTGGCAGATAGAAAGTAAACCGTACCGGTAACAGAATCAACAAACCGTGCTTTAGCAGGGGAGTCAAACGTAGCCAACGGCGGGTTATCACCTCGCAAAACAATGATTGAGTTACGAGCACCAGCGACAGTCTGGAAAAATCCAAAGTACATGTTGTTGTATACCGCGCCAATCATGGATGACGGGTTTAACTGTTGCCATTCTTCACGGGTGTATAGCGCATTAGAAATAACTTCTTGAGTGCCGGGGGCTATAGAAACCAAGCCGTTGGGACTGGCGTACAACACGCCATACTGGTCAGATGTAATGGATTTCTTAGACACACAAGGCTGCATCATTGGCAGTTTTTCTTGCATCATGCTAGTAGGTGTCGTACCCGTAATCATGTACGGGTTATGTGTGGTGCCTACAAAGAGTGAATTACCAAAGACACCAAGCCCAACAATTGGAAAATGTGTTGTCAATTTATAGGTTTCAGGCCAAGCATGGGGTAAATAAGGTTCGCAGAACCAAATTTCGTTGCCCGTAAAACCTGCCAACATGCCGTTAGGCATGGCCACAATACCTTGTAGAGTAGAAGGTGGGGGTGAATAGTACAACGACTGCAGTGAGTCACCTAACTGAGTTGCAGTTTTTGTGTCCACATAGGAAGTTGTAGCCATTGGTATTGCAGCTACTAACAAATAGGTAGAAGTGGTAGCCCCAATAACAGAACGATAAATACGGCGTTCGTAGAAATTGTAGTTGCCAGTGGGGGGCGTAGCAAAACCTGTAATGGTTACAGAGTCACCAGATGTGTTGACTCCTGTAATATTGGTAGGGGGACTAGGAGCAGACTCCTCATATACGTTCCCAAATTTAGTCACATAGGTATATACATACGCACGGTCTTCGCTGGGCGCAGTACCTGTGCCTGCTTTGGATAGAGCAGGCGCACCTGTTGGGGCTGGAACTCCCATTTCATAATAGGAGTTAGGGTAAGGGGCAGTTCCTGAACTGGTCGCCATCGCCCAGTTAGTCTTTCTAGGGGTAAACCCTGAGCTTGTATAGTACAAGCGAAATTCATCTAAGTCAGCTACGGGACCGGGTACAACGTCTACGTCATAGTTCCATTCAAGCCACACAGGCGAAGAACTGGATGGGCCTCTAAACTTATAAATAGATTGAACGCTAGAGCCGCCACTTGGCGTGTACTCTAAGGTCGGGTTTCTCCAAGGACGAATCTCAAGAGACGTCAGCTTGGCATTGTTAGCAATCTGCGCTTGGTTACCCTCGAGCGCAGTGGGACCAGTCCTCGGCACAATACCGGAAAAATTATCAATACGTAATCCGGGCATGATCCCACCTTCTCAATTAAGCTGCAGGAGCGTCTTCGGCAGGAGCTTCAACAGCTTCGGCCTTTTTAGATTTTGTTGTTTTCTTACCACCAGCAGACTCAATCTCATCTGCCAAAGCCTTACCGTCGTCATTCAGGTTAAAAACACCGTCATCGTCCAAGCTACCGACTTTTTTACGGCCCGCCATAACACCTACGATAATGTTGCCAGCAACCAGCTCAGCGCCTGTTGCTTCCATGAATTGTTCAAAACTGATTGCCATTTTGGCTCCTTAAAAGTTGATAAAAGGTCTCCACAGACCTACACACATTCTGCCATTAAGAAGTCAAGACTTCAAGCGCATGAGTAATATGTTTGATGCGGTCGTTCAAACCAATCGTACCGCCGTTAATTTTCTTGGTCATGCCAATATAGTCACGAGTATCAGCAAAGCGATTGAGCTTTTGAACGTCCCAGAACCAGCCAGCAGTTAACGATGCATACATGGGCGTGGCAACCAGATCGGGCTCCATAACAAAGTCGATACCCAGTGCTTGACCTGCATGGTAATAATTAGCATGACCGGTCAACTGAATGCATCCGCGTCCGCGAAAACGATACCCGTCGCCTGAGGCTTCGTCACGGTTTCCCATACGGTTGCTGTAAACAGTATTGGCAATGAGCTTTGGATTACGGGCGCACGTTTGTGCCTTAACTGCGTCAAATCGTTTAGGCCACAGCTTTTGTAGGGCTTCGGCTCTGTAGTTCAAGTTCTCTTCAAGTATTTTGAAGTTGCCACACTCATGGCTGCACTGACCAATGAACGATGCTTGGCGCAAAGGCGACGAAATGTCAAACTTTTGAAACGTAGCGTTAAGCCCATCAACCCACTCGGGGCCAATGTGAAGCTGCTGTAGTTGACTAGCGGTTACCATTTATCAAATCCCTTACTTGGTTGTAGGAGTCGACGCAGGCATTGAGCTTGGTGATGGCTTTGTCTCCTTCTGCGACGAGGTCGATAAGAGCTTCAATAGTCTGTCGCTCAGCGTCGGTTCCATCTTGCTTATCTCCTGCGGGAGCGGGGGTACTTGGGGCGGCTTGTACGCAACTTGCGGTGGGGAGCCGCAGCTGGCCAGTCCGAGCAAGCTCACGCATAGCAGACTGCTTTTTAACAATGTCATCTTGCGCCTTTCTCAGTTCAGTTTCTTTGTCCGCCAACTTGGAAGACATGTTCTTTTCAAGTTCACGGGCTTCGTCATTCTTCTTGGCAATCTCGATCTGCATTTCTGCGTCACGGTCTGTCCAGCCATAGTGGTATCCGCCACGGTACGATCCAAACAGTGCAACTGCGACACCGATGATTAACCATGGAAGTGGGATGCCAAACATCACTCAGCCTCTTTCCGTGCAAGCGCAGTCTGCGCTCTTTCATGATCGTCTTCTAAATGATCTGGCGGCGTTGTGGGTGGGGGTGGTGGCACCCATGTTTCATCCAGCTCAGGGTTTGTATATCCCATCCAGTTGTAGTTGGACATTGGAGAAGTGGGTGCAGGCGTGCTTGTAGGTGTCGTAGGCGGCAGCACTGAAGGTGCCAACTTTTCTGCCACAGCCTTGGCTGCTTTGTTAATTGCAAACATACCAATCAACGTAGTGATCGAGCCAGTCATCAGCAGCATCACGTCGTTAAGCATTTTGGTGAACGCCATATCTATGGGGGCCATAGACTTAATAGGCTGCGTCACAAAGATGACCGAGTACAGCATGGACATAACCGTCCCGCCAAACACCATCATGACTACAAACACTACAAACGCCCAAGCCAGCACTTGGATCAGTAGGACTAATTCATCTACTGTTTTAATTTCAAGTTTCATTTGTGTGGCTCCGGTGCAGGCTGTACAACAGGCTGGGCTTGCTTATCTAATATGGGTGCTACTAAATACTCGGGGCACTGCTGTGTAAATAAGCACTTTGGCTTTTGGCATTGTTCCAAACCAAAGTTGTCAGGGTTCTGACATGGGTAGCGGTAAACATCTTTGCACCCTGTCAGTAAAAGGATTAGGAGCAGATATCTCATTTGGCCATTTCCGTTGAAGCCAAGTTCAACCGTGTTTTTACAACAGTCAGGTCTGAAGGTTCTTTCATGAACCCAACAGATGCGTAGCCGTCAAACTCACCAATCTCGGGTGGGATAGAAACCCAACAAGTAAAAGTAACACCTTGTTTAGCTTCCCACTCAGATGTTCTACCCGTTACTTCACCTTTAGCGCAATAGACTTCACCATTCATCATGGCAATCATGGCGGCATTTCGTGCAGGGTCTTTATTAAACAGGGTTGAGTTATAACCGTCAAACTCATTGGTTCGACCTTTAGGACCATATGCAAGTAGCGTAGTACGACCGTTCACGACCAGATTGGCTTTGTGGACAATCATGGTGTCAGCTTCCAAGTCTTTCATGACGCTTTGAGTAATTTTCTCAAGCGCAGGAACTTCACGCAGTGAGGATTTGTGTGAACTGTTGGTAATAGCACCAAGAATAACCTGCCGTGAATCCCAAGCAAAGTATCCTGCAAAGGCAAGAAACGATAGCAAGATAACGGTAAACAGTTTGAATGGATTGTCTACCCATTTAATAAGCTCAATAACCTTGTCGGCTGTTGATTCGTTTTTTCTACGGGCATGTGTCACAGTAATAGCAGGCTCAGCCTTAGGTTTTGGCGTTGGCTTTGGCACCGCACGTTTGACGGGTGCTACTTTGGCTGGCACTTTGGCAGGAGCTTTTTTGGTGACCATGTTATACGTAGATGTCTAGTTTACGATTCTGGAATATTTCCAGCCTAATCCTATTTTGTTCGGCCTTCTTGCAATACAACTCAAACAGCAGGTCTTGAATTTTCTGTTCTGCTTTGGCCGATTTAACTATTGCACGATGTTCTTCTTGGTGCTTTTCAATTCGTCTTTGGGTACCATCAATTTTCTGAGGGTATCCACTGGCATCAACAATCGGGAACAGTCTGATCTTGTCAATCATTTCTTGTCCTCTCTTTCTCGCGCTCGAGCGTAGTAGTAAAGAACCTTGCCCCTGAGTTCAGCAGAATCAGCCACTCCAGCCCACTCTGCCAAACGATTCCATATTAAAGCCATGTCTTCAGATGAACAATTATCTCCATTTGTTGTAAGCCACCGAGACAATTCCATGTGCCTTCTTGTGGGCTCACTGATCCAGCTTACGTTATAAAAGTCAACAACTAGACAAGGCGGTTTTGCACTAGCCCCTGCCAATAACAGCAACAATGGTAGGAGCAGCCAGCGCATTTCATTTGTCTTGTTTTGAATCTAGCTTGTCAAATATTTGTCTCAGAATGGTTTTGATTTCTGCAATGTCAGACTTATAGTCGTCCTTTTGGACGTAGTCTTTCAGCAGACTTTCTCGCAAAGAACTGGCGTCATCTTCCAGCTTCTGAATCTTGCGAGTCGTTTGGTTAAACACAAATACGGCCAAGAAGGCCGCGATGGCTACTACAAAGTTAAATATCTGTTGGTTGTCCATCACTTCAAGTTCCGTAGTTTGTACAGAGTGCTCAAATATTCAGCAACGGCTTCATCAACGATGTTCTGAAGAGCTGTATCTGTTTTGTTGATTGCTGTGTAGCGAATCTTTTCTACAGAATCCAAGTGGCGTGCTAAAACATCAGCGGGGTCGCCTTTGTCTGTTTCTTCCAGCATGGGGATATCCTCAACGATGCCGTGGCGTCCTTGGTAGGCTTCGGTCAGTGAGTCAGCAATTTCTACAATGCTGGCGTAGAACTCACCCAACGCCATGTGCTGGGCGAAACTCGTTGTACGTAAGTGTGCTCTGTGCGCGTATTCGCGGCTTAAGAACAACAGTGCGATCAGACGTCCGATCATGTCGACTCCACGGTAGGGTTCATAGACGCAAGGTTAGCAATAAGCCTGCTGTCCGTAGGATTGAATTCTAGAGCTTTTTTGCAAAACTCGATAGCAGAATCTTTGAGGCCAAGATTCCAAGCAGCAATGCTGGCAAGGTCGTATGGCTTCTCAGTCCACACCGACGGGTCCATCGTATACACGAGTGCTTTATCTTTGATCTCGAGCGCAGACAGCGCAGCAGCGTAAGACTCCGCCCACATGCTACGGCGGTAGCACTGCATAGACAATTCAACCCATGGCTCACGAGTACCGGGGGCCTCGGCAACAGCAAGGCGTGCCCACTTCATGGCTTCTTCAACATGGCCAAGTTCATCGTGTGACTTAGACAATAAGCGCATGGCGTAGCAACGCTCGTTCTGCCAGTTAGCCTCAGGCATGGCAAGGTACTTCTCAAGCGCAGTAATGGCTTCTTGCCAGCGGGAATAGAACGTCAACTCACGGGCATGGTAAAACGCATTACGTGGGCAGCGTGGGTCTTCTGCCACAGCCAACTCTAGGAGCGGCATGTACTGGCCACGAGACTTGTTATTGTCTGGGTGATGGCTTACCAGCAGCATGTCTGTGTGTGCGTAGACTTCCTTGGTGCGGTTGTCAGCACGGGGGTACTCATGAACTGGGTGGTGCCAGTGGTATCCAGTGCGGTGATGAATCTTCTCGTAGAAGAAACTGATACCACAGCCCCAGTCAAACTTGTAGCGCAGGCGTGTTGTCTGCTCTGTCCATACACGCTCAATCTCTTGTCTCCAGCCCGGCTCCATGACTTCGTCCAAGTCAAGAGAGATACACACGTCAAAGTCGGCAGGGATTAAATTAAGGGCAGTGTCACGCGCCTTGTCGAAACGCCAAGGTCTAACGGAGATGTCATACACTGTAGCACCCAGAGAACGGGCCAGACTAGCAGTATTGTCTGTAGAACCAGTATCAGCGATAAGAATAAGATCGGCATCTTTGGCTGACTCACAGAAACGTTGTACGAATTGTTCCTCGTTTTTACTGATGGCGTATACGGCAATTTTCATAGGTATCCTTTAAGAAAGTGGGTCGGTTGGCCACACCACTGTCTTTATATCAGAATACGTCTTGGTTATGTCGCGTAAGGCTTGGCGGTATGCCAGTACAGCAGTAAATTTCTCTGCTGACATTGTGTTGGGAATACCCAACAGGTCTTCTTCTTGTTTGCGCTGTAGTACCCAGTCGGTGGCGTACAACTTGGCGTTGCGTGCGTCCACAAGGGTAAGCGGGGGGTATGGAGGATGCTCAGCCAAGTCTTGAATGGCTGCAGCTTTGATCTTGTCTAAGTTCTCTTTGATCCAAACAATCGCATGCAAATCTGGGCCATGCTCAGACTTACCACCCGTGAACTCAACCACGTAAATACTGCGACCGGGCTCATATGACACCAGCTGCATGGTTTCAGAGTAGGGAAAACCCGCACCATACTTAAATGCGTCGGTAGAGGAAAACGCATGCTCAACGTTGTCGATTCGGCAAGAAGCGGTGTTGTTGTAAAAATCAATAAAGACGTATTGAGTCATGGTAAACCCCTAGATAACCAATTGGATAAAAGCAAGTTTGATGTTTGCAGGAAGCGCATCAGTTGTCAAAGTCGCACCAGATACTGTATGTGTATGGGGGAACGAAGTAGACGCGTGAGGAATGTACAAGAACGAATAAATGCTGCTGCTCAAAGTAAAGTGAGCATGGGTAAAGTTGTCCGATGCTGCCGTAGGAACCGTGGTCGCATAAGTTGTTGAAGCACTGGTAATCGCACCATGCGCTGTGGCAGAAGACGTGGCGTACCCAAGGAAGTACCCTTGCATGTCTATTGTGCCGTTGGTTCCGTCACATACTTTCCAGTAAGGTGGAAGTAAGGAAAGGTTTCCGCAATACATGACGATGGTGGCGTTCTGGGGTATCTGTCGTGACGCTGCAATCCACAGTTTCAACAGTTTGCCTTTAAGGGCAGTGATTGAAGCAGACCCAGTCAGCACATGAGAATGTGAAGTTGAAGACGCAGAAACATACGCAGGCTGGCTTGTTCCGGATGTTGCGCCAGTCATTTGTGCACCGCTTCCAACATACTGAAGGTGTGAATGGCTTCCAGAACTGTAGGATGAAACCGTGAACGTAGGCGTATGCGTAGCTGCTGCGTTGTCTGTAACTGAACTGCCGCCAGATATATAGCGGTCAGATGTTGCTGCCAACTTTTGAGACCCGCTAACCAAATTGGTTCCATTGATATGGATGGTATTGGCAGGAAAGAACCTTTGCTCCGTGGCAGTGCGCAGCATGGTAATTGTTGTACTGATCGGCTTCATCTCAGTACTGACTGTGACTGTAGACGGGGTTACTGTATGCGTGTGATTACCGGCTGTGACAAGGTTGCTGTCAGCAGTGCCTGCGCCACCAGTTGCAGAAACAGCACTTCCATAGTGTGCGCCTGCGGTACCTAGCCCAGATGCTGTAGCAACAGTACTCCCACTGGCTGCAGTGGTTGTAGCAATCTCAGACTGCGTAGCAGTGCCAACAATAAATTTACTGGCCGCAGCACTATAAATATCCCAGCCGTCTACTGCAGCAGAATAAGTGCCATTATAAAAAATAACAGTATCAGCAGGGATCGCATAGACGTAAGGTGAAGTAAACCCGCCGAATGAACTTTTGACGGATAACATGGTTAGGCGTATTTAATCTGAGACACAAGCGCAGTGTATGTAGCTGCGGCTGTCTTGATAAGCGTCAGGGTGTAGATATCCAGTGCACTGGCACTACCGGCTGTGATGGGCGACCCGCCAGGATACTTAGGCGTTACAGTGACGGTATCCACCGTAAATGCTGTTGGGTAATACGCCGTTGTGCTGTTGGTCACAATCAAAATTAGCGTTGTTGACTGACCTGTTTGCAGCAAAGAGTCTAGCGTTGTGCCGCTGTTGCCTCGCACGTTCCACGTGAAGTTAGTCGTTGAGTTGCCTGTGTAGTACAGAATGCTCTGAGTTAACACATCAAACTGCGTCGTAGCCGCAGGTGCCGAAGCCGACACCGTCACAGTTTCAAACGGAGACTTCAGCGTTTTGTTGGTCAGCGTCTGGTTACCCGTCAACGTTGCCAACGTGGCCAAGAACGTAGCATCAACGTTGGGGGATATGATTTGCGTAGTCATGCTATACCTTTATGCTGTAGGCAGTGGTGCTGTTGGCGGTGTGAAGTTGGCTGAGTAACGAGCAGACTTGGTAATCCGTAGGTCTGCAATATAACCTGTGTAGTAAACAAGGTCTTGCGCTTGGTATCCAACCTGCAAATTTTTACCAGAAGTTAAACTTTGAGAAACTGTTGTAGCGGTACCAACAGACACTCCGTCTACATACATTTTTAACGAGTTACTGGTTCGGCAGGCAACTACGTGATGCCATGCGTTATCGTTGTAATTGGTTGTGCTGAATGTTATATCTGTAAAAGCACTACCAGTACTGTAGTTAAAATAAATACCATTAACAGAATTTAATCTGTTACTGATACGCCACATACCGGCAGTTGTATTTCCGGAGACAGCTTGTGTGCCTACAACGCAAACATATGTGCCTGCGGCACTGGCGTTCATCCAGAATTCGACAGTAAAGTCACCGGTACCAAAATCGCTGATTAAATTGTTAGCAGAAGTTAGGTAGTCACCCGTACCGTCAAAATACATACTGCTGTACGTGTTTTTCTGGAATGGGTTAAACGATTTGACCGCAGTGTCGCCATTCCTTGTAATAGTGAACGCGTTTGTGCTGTTATCCACAAACGATTTGGATTGACAGGTTAAGAGTGACGTACCACTGATTGCGGTCAGAGGTGTAGTTGAAGGTGTAAAGGCAGATGTATATACAGCTGTACCTTTGACCAAACGAGCATTTGAAATGTTTCCGTTGAAATAGTAACTTGTTCCGCCAATTCGAAACGCGCCTTGTGCAAACGATAAAGTACTTGTAGCAGTCGCTACTGAAACACCATTTATATACAGTACCAGATTACTTGTTCCCGTACCACTACGAACTACTGCTAAATGTGTCCACACCCCAAGAGGCATAGTGTATGTATATGTGATTAAAGCACTTACACCATAAGCAGAAACAAAAATTTGAGTACCGCTGTAATATATTTGTATTCCATTACTAACTGGAACTTCACACCATTGACTAGTTGCTCCAGTGTTGTTTGATCTAAACCAAAGCTCAAAAGTAAAATCGCCCGGCAAAGCAAATGCTGCATTTGACGCTGCTTCTAAATAATCACCAGTACCGTCAAAGTAGTTACTGTAGTAAGACCCAGCGTATGGTGTCTCGTAATTGATCTTTGCATCACCAACAGTCTCTAAATCGTTTGAACGGCTGCTGTCTGCCACGCCGCCTTTGTCCATGTTGAGCAAAAGTGAAGTACCTGCTGTAGCTGTTAATGGTGCAAGTGGCGGTACAAAACTGGCTTTGTAAAGGGCTGTGCCTTTAGTAATTTTCAAGTCGTTCAAATACCCAGTGTAATATTCACTAGCTAAACCGGGAGCTGCGCCAAACCAGCCAGCGCTATCTGTGAACGTTTGAGTTGTCAGCGTCCATGTACCACCCAAAACACCATTGATATAAATATTAAGCGCTGTGCCGTTACGAACAAACGCTACATGGTTCCACGCGTTCAAGTTCATTGCATTTGATGTGGTAACTTTAAACGCACTTGCGCTGTAAATAAACACGTTGCCGCTTGCGTTCAAACCTGTATGGAATCCTGTAGATGATGCTGCTCCAGAACTGCACCCCCACAAAGATTTATAGCTGGCAAATGCTGTCGGATAAAGCTGCATCTCGGCTGTAAAGTCACCTGTAGCAAAGCTAAATGCCGCTGCATTAGTCGGCGCAGTAATATAGTCACCAGTGCCGTCAAAGTATGCTGAGCCACCATACAGCGCAGGCGTGTAAGCTGTACCCGTTGTCGTGTTTGTAAAACCAAATGGGTTGAACTGACGAGGGACAGCGTCACCGTTTTGTGTCAACGTGAATGCGTTTGAGCTATTGTCTATGTGCGTGGCTGATTGGCAAGTCAATAGTGATGTATTGGTAATTGCCGTTAGGGGCGTTGTAGGCGGGGTAAATGCCGCAGTGTAAACAGCAGTGCCTTTGACAACACGCAAGTTTGAAACATATCCATTCCAAAGATACGCTGTGCTGTAATAGCCACCAACCACAACGTATTGCATTGTGTAACTTGTTGTGTCAGTAATAGAACCCGCAGTTCCTACTGTTGTGTCAAGCACACCATTTATATAAAGTTTTGTGACACCGCTACTGCGAACCAAAGCAACATGAGTCCATGTCGATGTAGCATAGGATGAGCCTGTACTTGTGATACCAGTTCCGGCAACACCATACAAATTTATTTTTCCCGCCAACAACCCAATTGCAATTGTGTTGGTGTATGTTGTGTTGAACCCGCCCGCTGTGTTGGAGAGTTGGAACATTGCATTGTTTGTACCAACAGCAGTGTAAAACCAACATTCAATTGTGAAATCACCGGTACCCAATGTAAATGCTGCACTGCCAGTTGCGGTTAAATAATCACCAGTGCCGTCAAAGTACGTGCTGTACGTAGTAGGTGTCTGGATAATAGGACTGAATGGGCTAAAGCGTTGAACACTGACATCACCGGCTTTTGTAATGGCTAGAGCATTGGGGCTGTTGTCTATTAGTGAAGGTGATTGGCAAGTCAGTACTGATGTGCTACTGGTCGCTGTAAACGGGGTTGTAGAAGGTGTGAATGCAGCTGTGTAGAGAGCGGTGCCTTTTACAAATCGGAAATTACTAATATAACCAGTGAAGAAAAATGCCGCAGTTTGATTTGCCGCAATTCTTTTTGTTGTTACTGTAGTAGTTAAATTTTGTGTTTGTGATGTTTTTGTTTGGTCTAATACACCATTTACAAAAGTATAAGTAGTGGTTCCAGTTCTAACAAAAGCGACATGGTTCCAAGTGTTCACTGCCATTGCAACAGTACCTGTCGATACTGTTACTGAACTATCTACTTGCGCTAAATGGCAATCCAATTTGTTAGTATTTTGGCGTAACTCGATTATGCTACCTGTACTGTGTAACTTAAATATAGGCGCTTCTGATGCCGCAACTTGGGTTGGGTATATCCATGCTTCAATAGTAAAATCACCTGTACCAACTACAAAAGCGGCATTATCTGGAATTTGTAAATAATCACCAGTACCGTCAAAGTAGTTCGACCAGTTTGCACTGTAAGGGCTGAACGTGCCTTGGGTTGTGTTACCGGCTTGAGTGATTGGAAGGTTGCTGCCGCTGTTATCAACAAACATTTTGTTTGTCGCAGGCTGATTTGTTTGGCATGCCAACAGTTGTGTGTTTGTTACCGCAGTCAATGGCTGTGCTGGGGGATCAAAGTTGGCAGAATATAAAGCCGTACCTCTGATAAAACGGAAATTAGTAATATATCCGGGGAATGAATTAGACGCACCTTCACCGCCAATATTTATTGTTCCGGCGCTAAAATTTGACGCACTGGTTATTGGAGTAGATGAAACCCCATTAGTGTAAAAACGAATTGTTGTACCACTTCGCTGAAGGACAATATGTGTCCATGTATTTATAGTAATTGTGTTTCCGTTGCCAATAGCAGAAGCGCCATTCCACAATGAGGGTGTAACGCCGTCAATGAAATGTCGTAAGTTACCTGTACCAGAGCCAAATGAAACAACAGTTCCTAATGCTGCTGATGTTGTTTTATAAGCCCAGTATTCAATTGTAAAGTCGCCAGTACCTACTAATAAATTTGCATTAGAAGTTGGACCAACTAAGTAATCACCAGTACCGTCAAAATAAGCAGAACCCAGATACGTTGTATTAATCGCAGTCGTTGTTTGAGTGAAAGGGCTGACGGGAATAGGACGTGCATCACCGTTGCTGGTAATAGCAAATGCGTTGGTTGAGTTGTCTCGGGTCGTAGAAGACTGGCAAGTCAGCAAAGATGTACCGCTGATTGCAGTCAGATCGGCTGTAGGCGGTGTAAAGTTGGCTGTATAAAGGGCTGTGCCTTTTACAATCCGGAAATTTGAAATGTTTCCTGTGAAATATGATTGCGCCCCATCCCAGTTACCGCCACCAATACACAAACCAGTACTACTAAAATTAAATGTTACTCCAGCAGAAATTGTTGTTGTAGCAACAGATGTTCCATTTCGATACATCGTTAAATTAGTACCGTTTCGAACTACTGCAACATGGTACCATGTGTTAGTAGAATTTGTAGCAGATGATACTAAAGTAGAACCAGCATTTACATCGTATGCACTAAATACAAATTTGCTAGGGCCTGATGAAACATTGCTTGCAGTTAATGAAATAGAACCAGTAGTAAAAGATGCTGTTTGATTGGACAAAATAACAGGATAATTTGTGCCTACATTGACGACATACACCCAACCTTCAATAGTCCAATCACTAGTACCCATTACAAAAGCAGCATTACTAGCAGCTGTTAAATAATCACCAGTACCGTCAAAGTACGTGCTGTACAAAGTATTGATGTTTGCAGACGTTGGTGTAGCAAAAGGCTGGAATCCACTGACAGTCGTGTCGCCGTTCTTTGTGATGGCAAAGTTGTTTGGACTGGTGTCGATTAGCCTGTTGGATTGACAGGTTAAGAGTGACGTACCACTGACAGCGGTCAATGGGGTTGTAGATGGAGTAAAGGATGCTGTATATAAGGCTGTGCCTTTGACAATACGAAAATTACTAATATTACCTTTCATTGCGTGATTATCATAACTTCCGCCTTCGTCCGTACCACCAATATAAAACGTTGTAGTAGGAATTGTTGATGAATTAGTTAGAGTGGCGGCAGATACTCCATTTAAATAAGCAGTTATAGTACTACCTGAACGTACCACAGCAATATGATTCCATTTATTTTTTATTGTTCCAAAAGTACTAACAGTAGCGCTAACTCCAGCAACAGATAAGTCAAAAGTAGTTGCATCACTTACTGTTGTTTGCGTAGTGTAAGACATACCTATACCGGTTATCCAAGGAGTGTTGGAACCAAAAACATAAGGGTACCATGTATTAGTGGGTACTTGTGGGTAATACCAATATTCAATAGTAAAATTTCCAGTAATAGAACCAATATTAGAAGTAATTAAATAATCACCAGTACCATCAAAATAATTACTGTAATAACCCGGTGTGTAAGGGCTAAAGTTACTAGGACGTGCGTCACCATTTGGCGTAATCACCAAACTGTTATTACTGTTGTCAGAAACAAATGTGTTTGCTGGTGGCGTACCACTTAACAATAAAGTTACATATTTCCACAAGCTGTCGCCAGTGACAACAGCAGCACGGTAGATGGCACGTAAGGCATGGGTCAAAAACATTAGGCTACATTCCCAACGGAAGCTCCGTAGATTGTTGAGTTAACTTTCCACAATTCGATCACTGCATTACCTGTTGTTGGCAACGTAGGTGCAGTTCCACCCACCCATGTTACCGCCATTGTGGTCCAAGTGATTGTGTTAGTCGTGCCTGCGACCATTAAAGTTACGCTCTGCCCAGACAGAAATGAAGTAGCCGTAGGCGTGCGGCTGGCTCCAAGCGTCCATGTTTGAATGGTTCCGTTTGCTGGGTTGATATCTACAGATGCACCGTCGGTAATCGCATACACCGTTTCGTTGAACGCTGTGCCAAGCGAGTTCACCTTGTTGGCGAATTTTGAGAATATTGCTGCGATTGTCATTGGATTACCTCAAAAATTATTTCAGCTGGCGCACAACAATTGCTTGCCCAGATAGTGGTGTGAACGTGAATGTTAACGTAGTACCGGTTACTGTGTAATCAGAAGTTGGAGCCATACAGACACCGTTCAGGAACACAAACAAATTGTCTACTGTATAGCCAGTCGTGATTGTGAACGCAGTCGTTGTACCGTCACCTGTAAAGGTCTGAGTTGCTGCAGTTAATGTTGCCCCGGCTGCACCAGTCGGACCAGTTGGTCCTGAAGTGCCTGTAGTACCCGTACTTCCTGTTGGACCAGTGGGACCGGCAACTGTTGACGCTGCACCAGTCGGACCAGTTGGGCCAGTTAAACCAGTAGACCCGGCGGGCCCTGTTGGGCCTGTAGGCGCAGCAATATTGGTTACTGTGTAAGCGATTGTCTCAATGATGTCGCCAGCAGCTGCTGGTGTAGCCAAGACAATGCTTGTTCCATCGGTCGCTGTGTAATCAACGCCGTTTAAGAACACGCCATTCTGATAAACCTCAATGTATCCAACAACATAAGTGACTGTGAAAGTCGCTTGGGCGTCAGAAGCTGTAAAGCTAGTACGTGTGTAAGTTGTTGTCGCAGGTGTGCCAGCAGGACCTGTTGGGCCAGCCACTCCAGAACCGCCAGTTGGACCTGTTGGGCCAGCGTCACCTTGAACACCTTGGATACCCTGAATACCTTGAGCGCCTTGTGTTCCTGTAGGACCAGTTGGGCCTTGGGCACCTTGCGCACCAGTTGGACCAGCAGAACCAGTTGAACCAGTTGAGCCTGTGGGGCCGGTAGGACCAGCAACACCTTGAGTTCCCTGTGCACCCGCTGGACCGGTAGGACCGGCTACAGTTGAGTCAGCACCCGTAGGACCTGTGGGGCCAGAAGAACCAGTTGATCCCGTGCTACCAGTTGGGCCTGTTGGGCCGCTATTGCCTTGGACACCTTGAACACCTTGTACGCCCTGTACACCGGTTGGGCCTGTAGGGCCAGCTGCGCCTTGTGTACCTGTGGGGCCTGTTGGACCTGTGTTACCAATTGGACCTTGTGGACCAGGAACCGAAGAATCAGCACCTGTTGGGCCTGTAGGTCCGGTAGGACCGGCTACACCTTGAGCGCCATCAAGATTGATTGTCCAGTCAGCGTATGTACCTGAGCCACTATTATTAGAGCATTCAAAAACAAGAACACCAGTAGAGCCATTGTATGAAATAACTGGCCCATGCATATGGGTAACAGTATCGCCGTTGTAGCTGATAATAATATTTTGAGCTTCGCTATAGGCAAGGCCGGTTCCAATAGTCAGCGTTTTTGTGCCGTTACTAACAGTTAACGACGTTGTACTAGTAGTTAGATAGCGGTCACCGCTTAAACCAGCAGCGCCAGTAGGCCCTGTTGGGCCTGTAGCTCCAGTAGGACCAGAACTTCCAGTAGGGCCAACACCACCTGTATTACCAGTAGGTCCAGTAGGACCTTGCGATCCTTGCAAACCTTGATCGCCCTGAACACCTTGGGGACCCGTAGGTCCAACGTTACCAATAGTACCTTGTGCGCCTGTGGGACCGGTTGGGCCTTGTACGCCTTGTGCACCAGTGGGGCCAACTACGCCTTGAATACCTTGCGCACCAGTTGGACCAGTAGGGCCAACTACGCCTTGAATACCCTGAGCACCTGTAGGACCTGTTGGACCTTGCACACCTGTATCACCAGTAGAGCCTGTTGGACCTGTGGGACCAACATTGCCTTGGTTGCCCTGTATGCCCTGAATACCTTGAGGACCTGTTGGACCAATACTACCTTGTGTGCCTTGTGCGCCGGTGGGGCCGGTGGGGCCAGTAACTGAAGGACCTGTAGGACCTGTAGGACCGTCACCTTTAAGCGCACGAACAACAATTGAATGACCGCTTGCGGGGGCAACAACAAAACTAAGGGTAGTACCAGAAACAGTAAAGTCTGTTGTGGGCTTTTGAGCTACACCGTTTAAGTAAACAAGAATGTTGTCAGTGACAAAGCCTGAACCAATCGTAAACGTTGTCGTGGAATTATCACCAGTAAACGAATACGTAATGGCTGAGAATGGGTAACCAAAACCAGGCGCGCCCGTAGGACCGGCAGGGCCTGTTACAGCAGGACCAGTAGCACCAGTTGGTCCAGTAGGACCAGCAACAATTGAATCAGCGCCTGTAGCACCTGTAGGGCCTGTAGGGCCTACATTACCTTGAACACCCTGAATACCTTGAACGCCTTGTACACCAGTTGGGCCGACATTACCTTGCGCGCCCGTAGGACCAGTAGGTCCAGTAACGCCTTGTATGCCTTGTGGTCCAGTGGGTCCCTGAATACCTTGAGGACCCTGTGGTCCAGTATCACCTGTAGGACCAACATTACCTTGAATACCTTGTGCACCAGTCGGGCCTGTGGGTCCAGTAGGACCAGCAATAGTAGAAGCTGCGCCAGTGGGGCCAACCACACCTTGCGCACCGGTTGGGCCTGTAGGACCTAATGCGCCGGTAGGGCCAGCAACAGTAGAGGCTGCACCCGTAGGACCTGTTGGTCCTTGAACACCTTGCGCACCGTCAAGATTGATTGTCCAGTTAGCATAAGTACCTGAACCGGTGACACTAACAACATCAAATACTAATACACCAGTAACACTGTTATAGGAAACAACAGGGCCATGAAGGTGAGTTGTTGTGTCGCCGTTGTAGCTGATGATGATATTCTGAGCTTCAGAATATGACAGACCTGTACCAATAGTCAGTGTCTTATTTGTGCCCGTGGCAACAGCTAAAAATGTTGTACTAGTAGTTTTATAACGATCACCATTAGCACCAGCAGCTCCAGTAGAACCTGTAGGGCCGGTAACACCCTGAATGCCTTGAGCACCAGTCGGGCCAGTTACGCCTTGGATACCTTGGGCACCTGTAGGACCGGTGGGTCCGGTAACACCCTGAATACCCTGCGCACCTGTAGGACCGGTAGCGCCTTGAATACCCTGCGCTCCTGTAGAACCGGTAGGGCCTTGAATACCTTGCGCGCCTGTAGAGCCTGTTGGACCTGTGACACCTTGGATACCTTGTACGCCTGTAGGACCAACTGCACCAGTCGGACCAACGTTACCCTGAATACCTTGAACACCTTGAGGACCAGTAGGACCGTGATCGCCCACAACACCCTGCGCACCTGTAGGACCAGTCGGACCTGTAACTTGGCCAGCGTCAATCCATGCAACGCCGTTCCACGCATACAAGTGTCCTGTTGAAGCTACAACGTATGTATCGCCGGGACTGTTGCCAGAAATTGGCAAATCACCAATGGTAGGAACAGTGCCCTTGATGGTAATACCGGTGCCTGCTGCACCAGTTGGGCCTGTCGGACCGGAAAGAGGACCAGCATCAACCCATGCCATCATGCGCTCCAAATATAAATTTTGCCTGTAGAGGCAACAAACACTGCCTGTCCGGGGCTACCTGTAGCAGGTAAATCTGCGTACGTTGGAACAGTTTGACTAATTGCCAGACCAGAACCTGTAGCCCCAACTGGACCCTGTGGCCCCGTCGTGACAACTTCAACGATTGTAGGAGCAAGAGGTGTGTCTTCAACAATTAAACTTGTATCCGATCCTAATTCTTCGACAATCGTGTAGCTCATCGAGTAACCTCTTTAGAAACCTCTACGTCACCATACAGCAAACGTGTCACCACGCCTGTAGAAGAAACCAATTCTAGGTCGTATTTCCCACGTTGCCAAGTAATAGCGCCAGTATCAGCAGCAGCTACCAGTAATTGAATCTTGCCCTGTCCAGGCGTGATAATGATTCGGTTATTAAGCGTGGTCAACTCTAGCAAAATTGTGCTTGAGCTAACAGTCTGCCTAATTTGCATACGGGCAGTGTAGCCCGACAAATTGATAACAGTACCAGTGCTGTCCTTCCAGACAAATGTCTTGTCTAGCGTTGCACCTTGTTCAATAACAAAATCATATGCAGCGGCGGTCATACAAACCTTTGGAATTCAATTTGAACAGCAGCACGGGTCAAACCTTTTGCTACACGAGTACGAACTTCGTTCATGCCGTCGCTGAATCGTTTCAAATACAACTGGGCAGATTTGGGTTCGTAGTAAGGCTGGTTGGGTGTATCGTACAAACGCGCACGTGCGCCCAAGGTAATGATCTCGTAGTAACGCTCAAAGACTTCTTCGTCAATTACAGATGAAGAACGTGATGGCACAACTGCAACACGCAGTTTTAGCTTTGCAGCTTCAGTTACTTTTGGTTTTGGAACCAGCGTAATTTCTTGCGTGCGGCTACGGAAATAGTAATAAGGGTTGCCGTCCAAATCGTTCCAATTGGACGTGCGGTAAATGCGGGTCAACTCTTCAACTGCTTTAGGAATCAACAATTGATCGCCGTACCAAGCTTCCATGATGTCGACAACTTTGTATCCAACGTCAGGCTCAAACCCATACACAGAAACTTCTGCGGTCATGTCCATTGGTTGAAGTTCTGTTTGTAAGACACGTGTCTTTTCACAAAACTGAATGGCAGCATTACGAATGGCTTGAACAGCCACAATCTCAGGTACGTCCCGAACAAATTGAACGACGTCGGGCAAGAATGCTTCGTAAGATACATCGCTCATGTCTGTGATCCTGGAATAGAAACGTTACGTTGGCCAAGAGCGTTGGTAGGATCGTTGGTCGCTTCAGACTGAGTCTTGCCTTGCACAGAAGCAGTAAACGTAGCCAAATATCCTTGCGCCAATTGAAGGCCGGGCGCGTACTCAGCGTCTTTGCTACAAGCGCGAAACAAAATGTAATCAACCAGTGCGGACTGGAAGATATCAAAAATTGGAATCGTCTGTGATTCAGATGTTAAGTTCGTTGGTTGAGCTGAGTAATTCAACTCGATGTAACCAGTCCCAGTGTTGGGAGGGTATACATAAAACGCAAGCTGATCTTGTACATCATAGATGTAGTTTTTTACTTCAGCTTTTGGAATTTCAGTATGCCAGCTTGGATTAAAACCATCCAAAACTTCACGAGAAATAATACGAATGGCACGACCTGGTGTCGTGCCAGAAGTACCCATATTTCGATAAATTTGTAACAACAACCAGCCGTCCGATGGAATTGTTTGCCGTGTTCCAGCATCCAACTTCACCGAGACGGTAGTTGATGAACCGCTAGGTTGCATGAGCACGATTTGGCGCATACCATCGTTTAACCAGCTGAGTAATTCAGCACGGGTCCAACGAACATTGGCAATATCAGTTAATTGAATTGCCGCTTTGTTGAGAATGGTTTGAGCGGTTACCGTACCCATGGTCTACCTTATGGTGTTACGTTAAGTGCATTGTAGATTGCTGTCAAAGCAGGGCCAGCCCAGATGCCTTGTTGAACAAGGTTATCCAAGTTAGCGGCTGTTTTGCTGACATCATACGCATGCATGCCGATTGCTTCAGAAGTTGTAAAACCTGCAGCAACCAAGCCATCGGTGTTATCGCCAATTGAATCTTCTGCAACCACAGCCAAGGCTTGTGGGTAAGAAAGACCAGCAGCGATCAAGTCATCCATAATAGCCATGTCAATCTCCTTAGGTTAATAAATGGCAGGGCCGAAGCCCCGCCTTCTCCGGTAGGAGTTTAACCTGCAGCGACCAACAAAGCCAGACCTTTAGCTTGTACGACGCTAGTGCCGTACACGTTCAAGCCGCGA